ACTAAACACACCCTCATAATATTGACGAGTGATAATCCTCACCACATCAGGATCATTTGGATTCCAAAGCTCAAGATTAGATTTGAGAGCATTGAATGTTGCTTTACAATAGATTTCAAGTTTTCGTTGTCTGATGTCAGTCATTTGCGAATCTCACTGATAGCGGGTTGACCTTGATTGAATACTACATCAACAACTGCCTGAACTTTCTTAGCAGTGCTGATACCCACTTTATCATAAGTTGGGATGCAAACTAATCCGAATGTCTTAGACTTGCCCCCCAAACGAATCACACGACCAATCGACTGACTGATACCAATGTAATCCATGTTACGCATGAAGATAACAGCCTCAAGACCACTTACGTTGATACCCTCAGATAGAATAGAGTGATGAAGAACAACAAACTTCTTTGTCTTGTCCTTGCCCCAAGTGTTCAGAGTGTCAAAGAATACGTCACGATTGACTTTCTTGCCGTCGATGATTGCACCTGTCTTAGATGTGATTGTCATCCAAGAATATCCACGATCATTAAGTTGTGACACAAAATCAGATTGTGTTATAAGACCCATGATTTGCTTCGTAGAACGAGCACAGATCAAAGTCTTGTCAATATCATTTTCATCGATAGTCTCTATCAGATTGTCACCATCTTCAGCATACATGACCTTCCTGTTCTTAATAATTTCTAGTTGCTTTACAACAACTTTAGGAGGTAGAATATAACCCTGCTTAACCAACTCAGGAGCAGGAACATTGCACAGAACCTGACCATAAACACTGCCCCAATTCATCCCTGGTTTATCAATAGCTAAGGAATGTTTAGGAGTTGCAGTAAAGAAATATGCACGGTCTGAGACATCACTCAGATGCTCTGTAGCAGGGAAGAAGTTACGTTGAACGCTATTGTGTGCCTCATCAAAGTATATCGTATTTACCTCAATATCTGCCTCAACAATACGATGCAGAGAATGATACGATGTAAAGATAATAACATTCTCACCTTCTGCGCGAGCAGTGTTAGTGAATACATGAATGTTATCTGCATTAGTTGTAGAATAGTGATCTGTTTCACCACTATGAACGTGCATCACATGTGTATGAGTTGTATCAATCAACTCAAGGAATTCAGAGCACAGTTGTTCTGCCAACAGAATACGTGGAGCAACAACAACAGTCGTCATTCCGTTGTCAATATGCTTACAATTCTCAGCAACATCCTGAATCATACAGATAGTTTTTCCACCACCTGTAGGAACAATGATTTGACCTTTCTCGTATACCAACATACGATCAAGAATGCGTTGCTGGTGTGGACGAAGAGTCAGAGTCATCAAAGGGGGAAATTAATAAAACTACTATACCACCACCCCCAACCTAAGTCAAGGGCATTGTGGACGCTTGTAGACACTACTCAGACAGTTTAGAGGGCCGGCCTCCAACCTATCTTGGTTCATATTCCTTTGCTGGTTTGTTAATTCCTTTCACTAAGTGGCGACGTAGCTTTTCACCTTGTCTACGAATTTGCCTTCTCTCTTCTCTACTTTTACCTGATGCTGCTTGTGGTTTATACTCTGGACTTACTTTCTTTGCTTTCTTCTTACTAAGAAGTTCAGATGCAGTAGGAGTTTTTTTCTTTTCGGGTGCAGCTGCTCCACCTTTTTTTGCTGCTGCTCTTGCCTGCGCTGCTTTCTTTCTTTCAGCTTTTGCTGCTGCTAATTGTTTCTCTCTTGCAGAACCTCTATCTTGTTCAGGTTGCTGAACTCTTGTAGATGCTTGTCTTTGAGTACCAATATCTTTTCTTGGTTTATAATCCTTAGCGGGGACCATTTTGCCCCCACCAACTGCCTTCATCCTGCGCTTTTCAGGTTCTGTTTTCTTACGTTCAGCACCGATTCTTCCACCCTCACCAGTTCTCCTAATTTGAGAACGTCCTTGGACTTCTTTATCGTATACTTCAGTAATAAACTCCTGAAAAGTTTTCATTGGTTAAAGAACTTACCTCTTTTTATTTAGATGCTCCAGTTTTATAGACCATATTGTTATCATACATCTCTTTTACACGATCTTTCCTCAATTGAGAAAGTCTTTCATAAGTTTTCTGCTGTTCCACAGAGAATACAAATGATTGTTTACGCCAAGTTTGACGCAGTTCTTGAAGTTGATACAGGATTTCAGCTGATTTCATTTCAGTAATCAATGTTAGAGTTTAGGTATTCTTGAATGTCAAATTTTTTTTCGTCTTTAATAAGATCTTCAAGATCTTCATAAACACGATCGAAACATGCAAGTTCTTCAACTTGTTGTTCAGTGAGATAATGATCCATGTGATTTGTAGTTACATTAGTGAAACACTTTAGAAGGCCGGCTTACTTAACTAAGATGCGGAAATCTTTACACCCCTCTTGTTTTTTTACAGTTTCCCAGAAAATAGCATCTTCAATTTTCATAAAACTTGCAGAATGCTTTGCATAACCTTTCTTCTTTGGTTTGAGATAGTCCACTTTATACATTTTAATTACGTTTAGTACACCAATAACCACCATTAGGTTTATCGGCACAAACATATACATTTGTGCCAGTATTGTTCCAGTGTCTTATGACTCCAGAAACAATAACCATATTAGTAGTGAGCAGACTGACAAATATGATACTGCGAATGATAGCAACATAATTATCATAAGGTTTTGTTTTATCATCACTGAAGGATCCGAGTGAATACTTCCATATCTGCCAAAATTTATTCATATTTTATAGCAACAGTAAATCTATATCTGTCCCTAAAAGTTGTTGCTCTGTGAAGAATATCAGCATCAAATGCTACTAATCTATTTGGAATTGGTACAATACCTTGAATGTTACCACGAACATATAATTGAGTTTCTCCACCATCATTAGGTTCCCAATCTTCTTGTGGATAGTATAAAAATGTTACTCCATCATCACCGTCAGTATGAAAATATGGAACTTCACTTGGAGCAAAGCAATTGATATACATTCTGTATAAATCAGTACCTTCAGGAGCTACTGGTTTTAACTTATCCTCAAATAACTGATATATACTATCATTTTTTGGAATGTTATGAGTTACCCCTGTAGGAGGAGTGTCTCCGTCATCAGATTCACCATAATTGTATGATGCACACTCGCAATAATCAATAACATCTTGTTGTTCTTCTGGTGAAAGAAAATCATCATAAACTTTAATCATCATCGTCTAATCCATCATATCGAGTGACTGTAACATTAAAGGAAATTGTAATTCTTGGACTGTCTGGTGTTGGCGGAAAAGATTTTACCTCATGATCCAAATATGCAGGAAACATAATAAGATCTCCCTCTCTGACATTAGGATAATGTTTTTGCTCATAATTTTCCGAATTCATATTTATTGACAAATGTCTAAGATTCGCCATTGGATCAGTAAAAGTTAAAGGTGAATGAATTAAAGGATCAAAAGACAAAAAGTGAACACATGCAAAATGTGAAGGAGCTAATGCATCTCCAAGATGATTATGTGCTTCTTGATACTCACCATCTGTGTAACTATTGTACCATATGTCATCAACTTCAATTTGAAACTTATCATCAAAAAAATCTTTAATGACTTCAAAGTATTGGGATTTTAGTTCAACAATATTTGAAAGTGAATTTGAAATTTTGTCATTTTCAAATGAAGTTTTTATTTTAGTTGTCAACCATCCTTCCGGAACTTGACAATCATTTTTAGTCTCATCAACTAATGGTATAACCAATTCTTTTAATTTTTCATTATCTCTGACATTTCCTTTGTAATAAGTAACTGCGAATGCTTTAATTTGTTTCATGACGAGGCCTCTGTTTCTTTATCTATTTCAGACATTCGATCAAATATATCCATCTCTTCTAAAGTTTTACCATATTTATTTTTTCTTGTATGAACATATTCTAATTCTTTCCAATACTGTGGATAACAAACTAAAAGTGTATGAATATATTTGTGCCTCTGTATCTTTGTATATTCACAGTTTGGTTTTGGTTTGACACCAGTCTCAATAGTAATATAAACATCATCCACAAAATATACCCAACCCTTGTGATCTATACCATTTTTATTCCAAATAACATAGTCATCAACTTTTGGAGTATAGTGCATATTCAAGAGGGTTGAGATTGAGTTGCATTGCAGTATAACTGCTTGTCTTATCTATATCTACTGTAGATCCGTGCTTGATTGAGTTAATAGGTGCATGATACTGGCGTTTCTTGTGATTGTAGAATCCCCAGATTGATCGGGGAGTTTTTTTAGTATAAGAGAACATACCATGGTTGAGAATCCAAATAGCAAGGAGATTTTTTTTATGCTCTGTAACTTCATATGAGAAACCTTTTGGAGCTTCATGAAAGAAATCAGGGGGTAGTTCTAACTGGTTCATCATTAACAAAGATTCCTTCATAATCTGGATACATTGTAGAAACAATATACTGTGCAAGTGCTTGTGTAGGTGAAGTTACATAAACATCAACATAATATGTGTGTTTATTTTGACCATCTTGCATGGAAAGTTCAACACTTACTTTCCATACATTACCTTTTCTGAGATGTTGTTGCCAACTAACAACTACGTCAGGTGCCATTTAGATAAACTCCGCAATGTAATAGTCAACAGTGACTTCTAACTTTGATGCTTCAATTTCACACTCAGCAATGAAATCATCAATCATATCGTCAACTTTACAATTTTCATCCAAACCAAAAATTTCTTTTGAATCTTCGTAACTAATCATACTGCAAGTGCTCCTGTAGGAATCTCAGTAAGTTCAGGAAGTTTATCATTGAACTCATTCATATTATAGCACACCCACCCACAATTACGAAAGATATATGAATACTCTTCACCATTAGACAGGAACTCTACTACATTATCATCAAGACGAGGAGGGCAACTTTCACCACGTTGAGAGTAATGCTGAGG